AACCTTATAACAAATATAAACGGAGTTGAGTATTTCCACGAGAAACCAATTATTACTGTAGATGATATCTTATTACCGGTATCAGAGGGCAAAACACAAGTATTTTATGTAGCTAATATGAATGAAGCGGTTAAATATTGCGATAGAAAAGCTGTAACTATCGCAAGAAGTACAGAAGCAGGATTTAAAGATGATACGGTAAAACTAAGAATTCTTGAAAGATTTGTACCAGTTCTAGGAGCTAAGAGATCTATAAAGAAAATAGAATTTTAATAATTGGGTGGCTTAATGCTACCCTTTTAGTAAGTAGGTGATAATATGACAGTTGAGGAAATAAAAGATTATATAATAGTTGATGATGAATCTGATAATCTCCCAGAAGAATTAATGGAAATAAGCCAAATATATATAGATTCTATGGTAGGAGAAGGGTATAAACAAGATGAAAAAATGGTTAAATTAGCTAGTTTGTTACAAAGGAAACTTTGTACTGATATGTACGAAAACAGAAGCACAGAAATACCACAAAATGTCAAACAGGATAGAATTACAACTAGCATACTTGATAAATTAAGTAACTATGATGGTGATATAAATGTTTAAGGTTAATATAGGAGATTTGAATAAAAGGATAGTTATACAAAAATATAGTACAACACAAAATGAAAATGGATTTGATATAGACGAATGGATAGATTATAAAGCTGTCCGGGCATCCATGAATAATCTATGGGGAAAAGAATTTTATGCAGCAAAGGCAGTACAAGCAGAAAATACAGTAGAATTTATAGTTAGATATTGTAAAGATTTAAAAAATATAAATACTAAAGAATATAGAATTAAAACTATAAAAGATAAAAATGCTACAAAAGAAAAAGATAAATATAGATATTTTGATATAACTTTTATAGATAATATACAATATAAAAATAAATGGCTTAAGATAAAGACTATTGAGGTTATTTAATGGCTGATGGTATTGAAATTGAAGGTATGGAAGAGTTTACTTCTATGCTAGAGAATATGACTATTGATGAAGCTGATGAAAGAAACGCTGTAAGAAGAGGATTAGATATTGTTGATAAAAGCTTAGATGGACAAATACCAATAGGCAAAACTAAAAGATTATCTAAAAGAAAGAAAAGCGTTAAAAAGGAAGGTTTTGCTACAGTTGGAACAGTAAGATTAACGGCTTTTTATGATTTTATGAGGGAATTTGGTACAAGTCAATCTAAAGCTAATGCAGGCTTTTTTGATAGGGCAGTTAAAAGCAGTGAAGACGAGGCTTTAGCTGTTCTTACGAAAGAATTACTAGAAAAAGCAAGGTGATTTTATGTGAATATAAAAAAATACTTAAAACAAACTTTGGAAAATAAAGAAATAATTAATTTATTACCAGATGGCAAAGTATTTTTTCTTCATGCTGTAAATCCAGATAAAAAGTTATATCTTGAGTATGAAATAATTAATGAATATGGGACAGAGTATTCAGAAGGAAAAGAAGATTATACTACTTATGTAGTTCAAGTGGATATATTCAGCAAAGCAGATTATACGCAACTTGAAAATATAGTTAAAAAAATAATGATACAAAATGAATTTAATAGAGATACAGCAGCCGACCTGTACGAAAAAGAGACAGGTCTATATCATAAAGCATTAAGATTCTCTATAAGTTTACCGACTAGTAAAGACTAGTCTTTTTTAATGCAAAAATAATTTAAAAAGGATGGGATAAATAATGGATGAGCAAGTAACACAAGTAGTGCCAGTGGTTGGATTTGAAAAAATCTATGTAGCGCATGTTTTGCAAGATGATATAAATGGAATGAAGTTTGATACTCCTAGATATTTGCCAGGAGTTAAGGAACTGGGATTAAAGCCCAAAATCAATGTAGATGACTTTTATGCCGAAAATAAACTATGGTTAAGCGATTCTACACTTGCTAATGTAGATACTGAGTTAGATATAACAGATTTAGACAAGGAAAATGAAAATTATTGCATGGGCCATAAATTAGCTGAAGAAGGGGGTGTAATGTACCATGACGATGATAAAGCGCCTTCTTTGGCTATATTAGGTAAAGCAATAAAAGGAAATAGGAAAGCTAGATATATAGTTATATATAATGGAACTTTTAGTATAGGAGACGAATCTTATAAAGGAAAAGAGGGGAAATCAAATTTCCAAACAAAAAAAATGAAAGGATCATTTGCTCCGCTGAAAAATAATGGATTATGGAAATGGAAAGTAGACGAAGAGGATGGAATGACAGATGAAAAATTCTTTAAGGAAGTAATAATACCAAAAGAAAAGGTTGAAACAATAGAAAATAAAGAGATTTAATCTACAAAGGGCGGGTTGATCTAATTTAATCTGCCCTAAATTTTATTGATGAAAGGATTGGATAATATGTTAGATAAAATAAGGAAAATGAAGATAGGTAATAAAGAATACGGTTTTAAAATGACAAACAAAACTGTTTTGAAAATAGATGAGAAATATGAAAATTATGCACTTGTTATAAATGGGATAATGGAAGGAAAACAATTTTACAATAATGCAATTAAATTATTAACTTGTTGTTGCGTAGATCAAGAAATAAAAGAAGTTGATGGAGAAAAAATAAAAACAACTAAAGAATTTACAATAGATGAATTAATAGAGAAATTAACACCAGAACAAATAAATACAGAATTAATTGACTTTGTATTAAATTTGTATTGGGATTACATGGGAGTAAATAAAACAGAAGAAACCCAAGTGAAAGAAGAAAATGAAGATAAAGAAAAAAACTAAACAACCAATCAAAGTATGAAATTGACTTTGATTGGTTGTTTTACGTAGCGCATACACATTTGAATTATACAAAAGAGGAGTTCTGGAATAGTACTTTTAAAGAAATAGTTAATATGTGGAACTTACATTGTAAATTTAACAGATGGGAAATCAAAAATGATAATGAAGAAAATAATCTTACAAATGATACAAGCTATAAAAAAGTAAATATAGAAGATATTCCATTCCTATAAGGCACTCTCTCGAGTGCCTTTTTAATGCAAAAAATTTAGAAAGGAGGTTAATAATGGCTAGTAATGTGGAAAAGCGAATAACTGCGAAAATGGTATTAGATAGTAGTGGATTTAATTCTAGCTTAAAAGGTGTAAATAGCGAACTTAGGAATGCTCAATCGCAGATGAAATTAGCTTCTAGTGGAGTGCAAGCGTTCGGAAAAAATAGTGAAAAATTAAAATCTGTACAAGAAGCATTAAGTAGACAAGTAGAATTACACTCTAAAAAAGTAGATATATACAGTAAAGCTATAGAAAAAAGTAAAACTAAACTAGATGATAATATAAAAGTTAGAGATAAATTAAAAAAATCTCTAGATGATGCTAACAAAAAATATGAAAATGCAGTTAAAACATATGGAAAAGAATCTGAAGAGGCTAAAAAAGCTAAAGCAGAAGTAGATAAACTAACAGAAGAACATAAAAAAGCAGAAAAAGCAGTAGAATCTAACGCAAAAAAAATACAAAACTATGACACTAATTTGAACAAAGCTAAAACCCAAATGAATAAGGCACAAGGAGAATTAAACAAATTAAATAAAGAGTTAGAGAAGGGTTCTAACAAGTGGTTGCAACATGGACAAAAGTTAAAAGAAAGTGGAGAAAAATATAAAAGTGCAGGCGAACATATCTCTAAAGCTGGAGATAAAATGTTAAAACTTACAGCACCTATTGCAGCAGTAGGAATAGTAAGTTCAAAAGTAGGGATGGATTTCGAAGCACAAATGTCTAAAGTGCAAGCTATATCTGGAGCAACTGGGGAAGACTTTCAAAAGTTAAAAGCTAAAGCTGAAGAAATGGGCGCTAAAACAAAATTTAGTGCTAAAGAATCCGCGGAAGGATTAGAATACATGGCTATGGCAGGGTGGAAAACACAAGATATGCTTGATGGTTTACCACCAATCCTTAATTTAGCTATAGCCAGCGGAGAAGAACTAGGAGCAACAAGTGATATCGTAACAGATGCATTAACAGCGTTCGGATTAAAAGCTAAAGATGCGGGAATGTTTTCTGATGTTTTGGCATCAGCTAGTAGTAATGCAAATACTAATGTTGGTATGATGGGAGCAACATTCCAATATGCAGCACCAGTGGCAGGAGCATTGGGCTATACTGTACAAGATACTGCGATTGCAATAGGATTAATGGCCAATGCAGGAATAAAAGCAGATAAAGCAGGTACGGCAATAAGGTCTGGCTTAACCAACTTGGTCAAACCGACTGATGATATGGCGGCTGCTATGGATAAATATGGTATATCGATTAAGGATTCAAGTGGGGAAATGAAGCCATTTAGACAACTTATAGGGGAACTCAGGGAAAAATTAGGGAATTTAGATAATGCAACTCAAGCGCAAGTAGTCTCTACTATTTTTGGTAAAGAGGCTATGTCTGGATGGCTAAGTGTTATAAATGCTAGCCCACAAGATGTTAATAAGCTTACTAATGCTATAGATACTAGTAAGGGTGCAACAGATAAAATGGCAGCCACTATGAGTAAAAATGCCAAAGGCTCAATTACAGAAATGAAATCTGCACTGGAAGGTGCAGGAATAAAAATCTTTGAAGTATTAGCTCCGAGCATAACAACTGCAGCTAATAAAATTTCAGAGCTAGCTGATAAATTTAGTAAATTAGACCCTGAGGCACAAAAAAATATTGTTAAGTTTGGAGCTATGGCAATTGCTACTGCAGGAGTAACAAAAGGTATCGGTAGCCTACTTATAGGAGTAGGTAATACAAAAATAGCATTAGGAGCGTTAGGACTTAAAATTGGCGCAACAGCTACAACAACAGCAACGGCAGGAACTACAATGGCGACAAGTGCTGCTAAAACTGGTTTGCTCACTAAAGCGTTCGGTGGTGTAAAATCTGCTGGTGGATTAGCAGCAGGAGGAGTTGCAAAATTAGCAGCAACTTTAGGAATATCTGTTCCTGTACTAGGTATTGCAGCGGCAGGAGTAGCAGCAGTAGGATTTGGAGCATATAAATTGCACCAAAATTTAAAACAAGATGCAGTTCCAGCCGTGGATTTGTTCGATAAAAAACTAAAAACAACAAAAACAACAGTAGATCAATATGGGCATAAAACAACTGTGGCAACGACTAAATTAGTCAATTTTACAAAAGAAACTAAAAAAGCGGTTGGAGCGTACATGGAAATAGATAAGAAAGCTAGTAGCGCTTTAACAAGCTTAGTAGTAAACTCGGATAAATTTACTAAGCAAGCTAAAGATAAAGTTATTAAAAATTTTAATGATATGAGTAAAAAATCTAGTAGCTTAAGCAATGAACAAAAAAACACTATGACAACTAATTTTAAAAAATTAGTTAATGACACAGGATTACTAACTAAAAAAAATAAAGATGAAATAATAAAACAATATACTGCAATGGTAAATGGCACTAAAGGACTTAGTAAAAAGCAGAAAGAGCAAACAATAAAAGAATTTACAGACACTTTAAACAAAAGCACTGCGATTACTAAACAACAATCTGCTAATTTACAACAATTATACAAAGATATGGGGGATAAAATTAAGGTTGGATTAGATAAAAAGAAGTCGGAAGAATTACAAAGCCAGCAAGAATTTTTTAGCAGAAGTAATGTTTTAACCACAACAGAGGAATCTAAAATATTACAAACAACTACAAAAAGCTGGGAAGATAAAAAAAAGACGATTGATGGATTGCAAAATCAAATTAATCAAATTATTCAACATGCAGCAAATAATCACAGACAAATAACAGAAGATGAAGCAAAAACGATAGACGGTCTACAAAAGCAAATGAAAGAAAATGCAGTTAAAACCCTATCTACTAGTGAAGTTGAACAAAAGGCGATATTGGAAAGGCTAAAAAGCTATAACGGGAGAATAACAGCAGAGCAGGCCTCTGATACAATTAAAAACGCAGAAAAGCAAAGACAAGGTGCAGTAGATAAAGCTAATAAGCAGTATGATGGAACTGTTAAACAAATAATTAGAATGCGAGATGAAAGTAAGGTTATAACAAAAGAGCAGGCCGATAAAATGTTAAAGGAAGCAGATAGGCAAAAGCAAGGATCTATTAGTAAGGCTAACGAGCTTAAGGATGGAGTTGTAAAGCAAATACAAAAAATGAACAGTGATACTCTTAAAGATATTGATACAGCGGACGGACACATAATGAGCAAATGGGAAAAATTAAAGAGTTGGTTTGCTAACAATCCCATCATAAGGTGGATTAAATCTAAAACTAGCGGAGACCCCGAGCCACAAAAAAAATGGACAGGAGATAGATACTTTAGCGGAGGACTTACTTATTTACATGATGCTCCAGGTAGAAATAGCAATTATGAACTTTACGATCTTCCAAGAGGAACTCGCATTTTTAACCATGATGCAAGTCAAGACTTGGTTATGCAAACCGCTGAAAGTGTAGCAACAAAGGTAGCTAATAGTGTATTAAAAGGATTTAATGGCAGTAATGGAATAAATGTAACACAACATATTTATTCTCCAGTGCCAACTCCAAGCGAATTGGCTAGACAATCTAAAAACAATTTAAGAGAATTAGCGTTAAATTGGTAAAAGTGAGGTGGTGATATGAATAAAAAAGAAAAATTTATATTTGAAAATGAAAAAGGACAACAGATAGAATTTTCTATTTGGAGTCCTTTTTTCTTACAAAATATAGATGGGATAAGCGGATTAAAAAATACTATTTATAGTAATAAAGGAATGGGGCAAGATGGAAGTACTTGTGTAGGAAGTACTTTAGATGACAGAAATGTAGTTATCCAAGGTGCAATTATAGATAATAAAGAAATTAATAGGGAAAAACTATTAAGTATAGTAAACCCCAAATTACAGGCTAAATTAATTTATACAGATGGGAATATAAAAAAATATGTAGAATGCATAGTAGAAACTGCACCTATTATACCTAAAGAAAATAATCCTAAATTTCAAATAAGTCTTTTATGTAATAATCCATATTGGAAAGATTATATTGATAGTAAAATTAATATAGCATTATGGAAGGGAGATTTTCATTTCCCTTTAGTAATTCCACAAGGGAAAGGCATTACAATGGGGCATAGGGAGCCTTCTTTAATAGTTAATGTGCTAAATAATGGACAAGTAAAAACTGGAATGATAATAGAATTTTTCGCAAGGGGTACTCTTAAAAATCCATCTTTATTTAATGTAAATACTAGAAAGTTTTTAAAGATTAATAAAGAAATGGTTGCAGGAGAAAAGTTTATAATAAACACTAATTATGGAAAGAAAAAAATATTACAAGAGCTTAATGGTGTTACAACAGACATATTAAATTATTTAGATATTGTAGGCGGAGGAGATACATTCTTACAATTAGATGTAGGAGATAACTTATTTCGTTACAATGCAGATAGTAATTTGGATAATTTAGAGGTTAATATATATTTTAGTCCACAATATTTGGGGGTGTAGAATATTAAAAACATAACAGAATTAGAGCTAATTATAGAATATTTAGAAGATGCTTTTTATTCTTTATATAAAGCAAAGGAATCTTGCCCTAAAGATGATGAGAATTATGAAAAAATAAATACTGCTATAGAAAATTTAATTAATGCTCATAACAATATTTTTAATAAAATAAGAGAATAAAAGAGGTGAGTATCATTGGAATTATATATATTTAATAGAGATTTAGAACTTAAAGGAATATTAGATACTTTTACTTCTCTAAGATGGATTAGGAGGTATAATAAATCGGGTGAATTTGAATTACACTGTGCTTTAAATTCTAATACATTAGAATTGTTAAAAAGAGATAATGTAGTTTATAAAAAGAATGATGTTGAAGCTGGTTATATAGAAACTAGGCAATTAAAAATAGGAGAAGATGGACAAGAATATTTAGAAGTTAAAGGTAAATTTTTAACTAATTATTTAGATAGGCGTATTAGCTGGGATAGAGTTAGTTTTGATGGGAAAACAGAGGATTTAATGAGGGAATTAGTTAATTATAATGCTATTAACCCAACTAATATAAACAGAAAAATTCCAAATTTAATTTTAGGAGATTTAAAGAACTTTACAGAAGATATTAAATATACTAATAGTTTTGGGAACATAATAGAGCAGTTAGAAAATATAAGTAATACAAATAACTTAGGATATAAAAATATATTAGATATAAAAAGTAGATTAATTAAATTTGATATATATAAAGGTGTTGATAGAACCATAAATAATGGATCTATAGCACCTTGTATTTTTTCTAGGGATTTTGAAAATATTTTAGAACAGGAATACATGGATAGTTTAAATAATTATAGAAATACAACATTGATAGCTGGTGCTGGAGAAGGTAAAGATAGAAAAATAACATATATAGAAAATGGTAACGGATTAGATAGATATGAGTTGTACGTAGATGCTAGAGATATAACTGATAAAGAGGAAAAGAAAAAAATGGTAACGGATTATGATGAAGAAGGTAATGTTACTGGAGAACATGAGGAAACAGAAGAAGTTGAAATCCCTTGGGAACGGTATAAACCTTTGTTACTTCAAAGAGGTAAAGAAAAATTAGAAGAATGTAAGGAAATACAAACCTTTGATAGTAAGATAAACGTATTAGGTAATAACAAATATAAAGTTGATTTTGATTTAGGAGACATAGTAACTGTAGTAGATAAGAATTGGGGAATAAGAATAGATACAAGAATAACAGAAATAGAAGAAGTATATGAGGAAAAAGGGTTAGAGGTTAATGTAGTGTTTGGAAATAACATTCCTACAATTATAGATAAAATTAAACAGGTAGTGAGGTGATAATATTATGATAAAAAGTTTTCCTTTTAATGCTGTTTATGATGCTAATGGCGTTCCAGATAGAGCATATTTGGCAGAAGATTTCGCTCGATACTTTGCTAAATTTATAGGAACTGGAGTATATCCTAATCCAGCAACGGGATTGCAAGTGGTTGCTATAGACAATAACATGCAGATAAGAATAAAAAAAGGTGATGGGTATATACTTGGCCGAGATTTTGAAAATACAGATGATTATATTATACAGTTAGATGTAGCAGATGGTGTGCTTAGTAGAATAGACAGGGTTGTATTGAGATTAGACTATCTAAAACGAGATATTATACCAGTTTTGAAAAAAGGTAATTATGCAAGTAGCCCAATAGCTCCAGCGCTACAAAGAGATGCAGACGCTTACGAAATTGCCATAGGAGATGTATATGTAAAGAATGGTGCAATAAAAATTAATCAATCTGATATAACAGACACAAGGCTAAACAAAGAACTATGCGGTATTGTACATGCTATTATTCAACAAGTTGATACCACAGAGATTTTTAGGCAATTTCAAGCGTGGTTCAATGAACAGAAAAATGTTCATGAAGGCGATTTTGAGAAATGGCTAAATGAATTTAAAATTATTACTGGTAAAAAATTTACTGATTGGGTAGATGATTTAAAAAATAGTTTAGATCCAAATGAAGATATTGCTGCACAATTACAGATGCAAATATCCACTGTTAAGTCGGATTTGGCTGATATTACGACATATCAAACAGCTGGAGGAACAGCAAATGCAATAAGTTTAAATTTGTCTACTTTAGTAAATGGATATGCTACAACATTTATAGTAAATAAGAATAATAATAAAAATGCTACAACTATAAATGGAAAACAATTATATAAACCTAATACAACTACTGCACCTAATTTAGTTACAGGAAAAGCAGTTTCAGTTTGGTATGATGCTACTAAAGATTGTTTTTTTATCAAGGCTAGTGCAGAAGGAAATGCCGTTGCTAAAGATGTACTAGCAGGAAAAATATTTAGCAATGATGACGATACTGGATTAGTTGGAACATTAGATTTAAGTAATTTAACTTCTAATAATATAAAAGAAGGAATTACTATTAATGGTGTTAAGGGAAATGTAAAGCCTATGAAATATGGGATTATTTTAAACCTTACAACAAAGATTGGTTATCAGACTAGTTCTGGTTATTCTATTCCTGGAGGTGGATATGTTCTTACAGGAAGAACTGGTCCAAGTTACTACATTAAATGTAATGGAATTGAATATTATTATGATTATAATAAATCTAAACCTAATTACTTTCCAGTACCTTTTAATACTGGTCGAATTCTATATTATAAAGGTGAACATAGATACTCTACTAAATTATCATCTATATTAAAAATATCAACTAGTCGAAGTAATGGATATGATTATGATGTAATAAGTTCATTTGATATAGCACCCGCAGGGTATATGCCATATCAAATGCTTTTAGTTAATAATAATTGGATTATTTTATTTACTAAAGAAAGTGAGTGTATTATATCAACTTATGATTTAAATTTATCTACCAAAATAAAAGAAATATCCTTAAATTTAGATAATCCTTGTTTATCTTACAATCATATATTTGATATAGGAAACAGTACTAAAATTTATGATTATACTGGAAAATTAATAAAATCAGTAGAAGTTATGAAACCATATGATAAATTAGTTGATTTAAATAAAAATGCTGCAATTGGAGAAAATGAGTATGACTTAGGTGTAGTATTACACACTGAAGGTAGTGATTGTATGTGTGGTAATATAGTATCACCATTATTATAGGAGGTAAAATTATGATATTTTTAAGTAACTTTGAAAAGGTTGAAGAAAATAAATTGAAGGTAAGATTCATACACTATATGCCTTTTGACCCTATTGACGGTTTGAATAAAACAAAAGAAGAATTAGAATTAGAAGGAGTTCTTATAGAAAATATACCAGAACCGAAACATATTGAGAATAAACAAGCTATAATGTATTGGAATCCTGTAGATAAACAAATATTCTATGAATATGAAGATGTCCCAAAATCTGATGAAGGATTAGAGCAACAAGCAGAATTAAATGCAAAATTGCTTAAAGATAATGCGAACATGCAAATAGAGCTAGATAAACAAAGAGAATTAAATTCAACTCTATTATTAAAAATAGCAGAATTAGGAGGTAATGCAAATGCTTAAATTTATAAAAGAATATTATGGGATGGGACTTTATACAAAAGAAGATTTAGATATATTCGTAACAGCTAAATGGATAACTGTAGAAGAAAAAGAAGATATAATTAAGACGCAATAGATAAATAAAGCGACACAAATAAATAATTTATAAAGGCAAAGTAGGCACCTAATAGGTGTTTTTTATTTTGCCTATTTTTAATCATTGGAGGTGTAATGTGGAATTAAAAGTCTGCGAAGAAAAACATAAAAGGATAGAAGAAAAAATTAATGTTCATGATATTAGGATTAATAATCATTCAGAAAGAATTGATAAAATAGAAGTAACATTAGCAGAAAGTAAGGCAGATATTAAAAACTTATGTAAAGATATTAGAAATCTAACAAGCATATTAAAGTGGTTATGTACATTAATGGGAAGTTCTTTAGTGGCTTTCTTTTTTTATGCAATTCAACACAATATTTTTAAATAGAAAGGGTGTTTACATGGAGTTTCTAAAACAATTTCTACAGATAAAGAAGATAATAGCATTATTAACTACTATAGTATTTTGCATTTTAGCCTATAAAGGTAATATAAGTAGTACAGAGTTTTTAAGTGTATTTACATTAATAATAGGATTTTATTTTGGCCAAAGTTCAGCTAGACAGGCAGTAAAAGAAAGTAAAGAGCAGGAATAAACCTGTTCTTTTTTTATTAAATTTTTAGGAGGTAATTTTATGAGAGGTATAGACATTAGTATGCATAACGGTTCTATAAATTTTGGAGCAGTAAAGAATAGTGGTATTAATGTGGTTATTATAAAGGCTACAGAAGGAGTACAGTATATAGACCCTTACTTGACTACACATTATAATGGAGCAAAAGCACAAGCACAAGGACTTAATATAGGTTTCTATCACTTCATGAGCGAAAAGACAAGTCCTACTCAACAGGCTGTAGATTTTTGGAATGCTATAAAAGGAAAACAATTTAATATCATTCCAACATTGGATATAGAAACAAATAATATGGGTAGAAATGCAAAACAAATTACAGATAGATGTATTGAATTTTTAAACAAATTTAAAGCACTTAGCGGTTTATCCTGTATGATTTATACAGGGGGTTACTTTGGACGTGATAATTTAGACAGCAGAATTAAAAGCTATCCTGGTTGGATAGCACATTACGGTGTTGATAAACCTATGCAAACAGGATTTCCAGTTGTCGGACACCAATATACCGAAACCGGTAGAGTTAATGGCATTAGTGGAAATGTAGATTTAAATAATTTTACAGATAAAATATTTATAAATAAAAAGGAGGAAAAGAAAGTGAAAAATTTAGTAGTATACAATAACATATGTGACCAGAGAGCTGCTGAGTATCTAGCAGATAAATTAAACTGTCCAACTATATGGGGATCTAGACCTTTTGATTATTCTTGTGTAGAAAATGTTATAGGTGTAGGGGGTAAAAAAGAGCAATATACAAGTTATTTAAAAACTCTTTTAACAGGAAATAACAGATATGATACAATGCAAGTAGTCTTAAATTATAGTAAATAAGTTGTAAAGGTACTCTCTTTTATGGGAGTACCTTTTTTATTTTTGAAGGAATTTATAATAATTTGTAGAATAATATACAAAAGATGAAAATATTAACATGTAATATATAAAAAAGAAACCACTGCTGATTGGCGTCAAAGTGGTTTCTAGAAATCTATTTGTATTTTATTACTTATATATCTATTATACTGATATAAATGATGAAATACAATATTAAAATTAGTATAATGGAGGTATTAAGTTGAATTTATCAGATATAATAACACAAGCCACAAATTTAGAACAAAGCCTAATAAAAATACAACAGACAATTGAGGATTTAAGAACTATATCAACAGAGATTGATGAATGGGAAAATAAAAATATTGAGGATATTTTAAATATTAATATATCAGATGGAAGCAGTAATGCTATTGGTAATGCTAGAACATTAAGAAGTAAAAATAGAGAATGCTATATTAAATTTTTGCAACAATTAAGGGAAATAAATTTTTTCAATTCATCTTTTATATTGTCAAAAATGGAAAATAAATTTGAGTATTTTAATATGGATAGATTCATACAAATTTTTATTCAATGTACTGAAATTATACATAAATTTACATGCTCTAAATCAGATAATAAGGTGACCCCTTTATTTTTTCAAGCTATTCATTCAGTAAATACAATTATAAAACAATATGATAATATTATTAGGGACATAAATAAAATAAAAAACATAGGATATACATTGATAGGATCAGAAGATGATAGAAACTTAAAGATTAGATTTTTAAAGGAAGATAATGAAGTAGCGAGCTTAATTAATAATATAACTTTAATTAATTCTATTTATGATAATATAAATTCACTTATTGGTGATGAATCAGAAAAACTAAAATATAAAAGAGCAGAATCAGGTACATTTGAAATTAATTTAACCGGTTGTGTAAATACATTAGCTGTATTATTACCTATGCTAAAATTTTCATATAATATTTATACAGAAAATTTTAGTTGGAAAGCAAAACAAGAAAGAAAATTAGGAGAAATCAAAGTAAGAAAAGAATATTTAGAATTAATAAAAGAAGTAAAAGAACTAAATACTACTGATGAAGTATCAATAAAAAATATTCTTGGAAATTTAGATGAAAATATAAAAGAACTCTTTATAAATAATCCATGTATACAAGTCAATAATGAAAGAATTGGAATAGAAGAGATGAAAGGAAAAAATATACCCATAGAATTATTAAAATCATCTGAAACGGAAATTGACACTACACTTGACGCAGACGTTAATAACAAGTAGTATTTATAAAGGAGATGAAAATGATATGGTATTACTGAAAATAGAAATTTATATAACTAGATTGCTAGTATATATCTATAAAAATTTAAATTTTTTACCTCTCTTTATAAGAAATAAATTATTAAGATATATTTCAAGGAAAACGGTTGGTATAACTAAAACAATGCATAAAAGAAATTTGTTATAGATTAACAAGGTACTTCTGTAATGGAAGTACCTTCTTTTTTATTTTGCTGAATAATAATGTAAAATGTCTGAATTTTTGGTAAAAATTATAAAGGAAAAATTGTATAAATGTAGAAATTATATAATAAGAGTCTGTTAAGTTAAAATGATTTAACAGATGAAATAATATAAAGGGGGATGACTAAATGAAAAAAATTGTAATTGGTCTTTTAACAGCATTGCTAATTGGAGTAAATGCATCTAGTGCTTACGCAGCACAAAGTTGCCCAAGATGTGGTGCTACGGTTGGGCGAGGAGAAAATCATAAATGTTGCGATTATTTAGGTCATGATTTGAAGTCACATTTTAAATCTTACCCTGGTGGGGATATAATTTGGAGCGAGTGTACACGTTGTGGTTACAAAACAAATGAACATATAGGAGACCCTCATCTTTAACGGCTTCCCAATAGGTTAATTATAGACCTCCTTCATAATATAAAAAAGAACCCCAATAAATAGGGTTCTTTTTTTGTGGAGTTTTTATATTGGTGCTATGTTTTAGTCATTTTTATTATATCCAGGTATAGAAAAATTAATCAATCAGAAATATATAATATGTAAATTTTTAAAGGTACTTCTGTAATGGAAGTACCTTCTTTTTCATTGGAAAAATTATTATAAATTATATAAAAAATTCATAAAAAGGTGTTGACTTCTTATACTACACGTAGTATAATTATAATTGTAGGGAGGTGAGATAAGTGGTTGAAACAATAAAGGACTTACTTGAAATTGTTGTATTAGTTCTAACAATCTGCACATTGGTCAATGAACTAAAAAACAATAACAAGAAGTCCTAAGCTAAAGGGGGAGAAATCCCCCAACCTTTTAAATATATTATAACACAACCACTTAAAAATATGAAACAAAAGTATATCACTATAATTTTAATTGCTATAGTTATTTTAAATATATTCAATGGAGATTTTATGAATCCATCTCTATTAGATTGTATGAAATTTATATTGTTAATTATAGCATTAATATTAAACATAATATTGTCTAGGAGGAAATAGTTATGACTGAAGAAAAATCCAAACAAACAATAGCAAATCAAAATTGGGAGAAAAAAAATAGAGAATATGCAAGTTATTTAAAAAGTCGAAGTAGTGCCAGGAGCTTTATAAGGAATAAAGCAACACTAGAGGATATAGAAGAACTTAGGAATTTATTAAAAGAAAGAGAAGAATCATTAAAACAAGAATAGGGGATTAACAATGAAAAAGGAAATTAGATTCTTAATAATAGGGCTGTTGTTAGGAGCTTGTACAAGATTTATTGGTGTTGCTAAGGCAGTCGAGGCAGCTGAAGATAATTGTCCAGAGAATGGAGAGTATATGTATTGTTTAGATAAGACTACACCGTTATGGATATCTATATATGATGTACATCAAGAAGAGAAATTTATTTATTGGCGACAACCAAATACAAATAAAATTATTAAACTAGCAGAACTAAAATAAAAACAAAGAGGTGGCTTTTTAAATAAGGCTACCTCTTTTTAATTATTTGTAACAATATGTACAAAATTTGAACTTTATGTAAAAATATTATATAATCAACGTGGAATATATTTCATTTCATAGAAAATTTAAGGAGGATGTTACATGGAATCACTTACAATTATTTTATTTTTAATTGGGTGTATTGGAGCACTTGTTGCGACTATATTAATAATTAAAAATGCTATTAAAAAGCAAGATAATAAAATGAATAAAAAAATATTAATAGGATCTATTGTGTTATCAATAATAGCGTTTATTGCAGTTCCTACCAAGTCTGATACTAAGAAAGATGTAAAAACAAGTAATGAAGTTACAGCAGAGAATAAAAGTATTTTAAGCTCAAAAGATAAAGAATTACTAAAAAAGCATTATAAGGATTTTGATGATGCACAGATAACTCAATTTTCTCAAATAGAAAAGAAGTATGAAAATATGAGTGAAAAAGAAAAAGCAAGTATTAAAAATGATTATGAAAGATTATTAAAAGAACAAGATATTCAAGCCAAACAATTACAAGAGGAAGAAAAAAAGAAAGCTGAAGAAGCTAAAGCCGCCGAAGCTAAGAAATGGAATGATTTTGTAAATAAAAATACTAAAGAATTATCTGCAGGTGAACATACTGTAGGAAGTCACATAGATGCAGGGGCTTATGATGTGACTTTTAATGGCCAAGGTAATTTTAATATATATTCAACAGATGGTTCCTTATTAACTAATGAAATAGGTGGAGATGATTTAGGTATTGATAAGTATAGAATAATATTAACACAAGGTAATAAAATAAAAATCTCCAGTATGAGCGTTAATATGAAACCTATAAAAAGAAGCTTAATATCTTATAAAGAAACAAGTATTTATTCTGGTTATTGGATTTGCGGACAAGATATAACAGAAGGAAGATACAAAGCTATGGCTGAAAGTGGTCAAGGGAATTTTATAATCTATGACAAATCTGGAGCACCAAAAACAAATGAAATATTAGGCGGAGATTTAGGTGTTAAAGAAGTAATTATAGATTTAGAACAGGGAGATATAATAAATGTAGCAGGATTAAAAAGTGTAAGATTAGTGCCTGAAAAATAAGAAATATATTACACATAGATAAGAACTCTAGAGGGTTAATCTTTAGAGTTTTTATTATATCCAGGTATAATAATTTTAATCTAGTTAGTTAAAATTTGATGGGTTATTTGCAAATATTACATTTTTGTTATAATTAAACTATGCTACCAAGAGGGGGAATTAAAATGAAAAAAATAATATCTTTATTATTTATAGTACTAATATCTTTAGGGCTTTTTGGTTGTGGAGCTGCAACAAACAAAGATACTACAGCGAGTATAAAACAGGAAACAAAGCAAGAGGAAAAGAAGGAACCTACACAAGAAGAATTAAATGAAAAGCTAAAAAAAGAGGCTGTTGAAGCTGATTTTGTAAAAATAAATGCAGGAAAAGCTAAAAACATGAAGGTATTTGCAGAAGGTAAAATTTCAGCAGTTGACAATGAAAGTAAATTAGATATATTCCCTAGCTTTATGTTAACTCAGAAGAGGGAAAATGGTTATGGTGTCTATCATGTTAGAAATGTATTAAGTGTACAAGGATTAAAGGATGGAGATACAGTAAAGATATACGGCATAGTGGAGGAAAAAGATAAAGAAACAGGTATGCCTATTATTTCGGCTACTGTTATAGAAAAATAACGTATGCTAACACCTCAACAATTTGCTCAAAAATGTGGTATATCTTATAATCAAGTTTTAAATATGTGTAAGCGTAGAGAAATAAACGCATTAAAAACAGATGGAGGACATTTTAAAATACCCGAAAAAGAATTAGATAGATTTAAAAATAGTGATTATGTAACAAAAGAGGAATGCTTAAGAGTTATTAGAGAGAATGAGAAATTGAAGACGATTATTAAAAATTGTCTGAACTTATTAAGCGCTATTAATAGTTTATAA